TTACTGACCTATCAACTCCTTCAAGGCTTCTCTATCATCTGGTTCGAGATTTTGAATATAGCGATAAGCCTTAGCCTTTCGCATTTCAGACTTTAGATTAGCGTCTGGGATTTCCAACACAGCATTAAGATTAGCTATGTATTCCTTATATCTTGCGATATAACGCCCACATTTAGCCTTAACCTGTTCTACGGTGTCACTGTCTGTAATATACAAACCAACACCAAAGAGTTTACCCAGTTCCTTGCGGTCTGCTGATACCAATACAGAAAGAACGTTCACTTGTTGTGATTCTAAATTTTGTAACATAATATAAAAAGTTTAAATTATGCCAGCACACTATTATACTGGCTATTCAGACAAATAGTGCTATCAGAATCACGCTGCAAATGTACTACAAAGTAGCCACATAAACAAATAGCCTGCAATCTATCACCAGACTACAGGCTAAATTTATTTACTTTCTAAATATCATCCGATAATGATAATCTACACCAAACAAGGCACCAGCAAAGGTACAAGTTTCACCAAAGGCAATAAGTACGCTGCTGTCTATTATTCCTAATGGTGCTACACAGAACCCTCCAATTAATAAACCACAGCCTACTATTACTAATACTGCTGCTGATATTAATTGTAAGTTTAGCTTATCTTCTTTTGTCATTCTGCTGATTGTTTAACTTTAATTTCTTGAATGGATGTATCTACTAATGCTATTACATCAGCCTTATTAGCTGCTGGAAGGTTATAGTTATAATTAACTAATCCCCCATCCAGTTCACAGTAGTTAGCATCACCAATATATTTCATATCTTCAATAAGGTAGATACTAACATTATAGTTCATCTTTCCATTCATATCAATATTGAATGTACCTTCTAACTTCATTGTTCCATTATCTGTTACTACATTGTAATTTGTGTGCTGCATTTCGATAGTTGTAGCCATAGTTTTAAAGTTTAAATATGCTATTGGTTATATCTGATTATTAAGGTATAGGCATTGGCATAAGTGCTTGTATAGACCTTTGTAACTGGTTATCAAACCATAAACATAGCCAGCAAATAGAAGATGTGCTATTATTATAAAGTGAACCAGTATATTTCTGTGAAGTTGTTTCATCATTAACTGTAAGTGATTTAGGTAGACCACTAGCAGAAGCAATCTGATTAATACCTTTGTTATCCTTACATAGCTTAACTGCAATATTATTAATTGTGCCACCTCTATAAGTAGAACCTACTGCACTAAATTGTAGTTCCCAATCATAGTACTTAGTATTATTTTCTCTTTGCTGTGCCTTAAAGATAATTTGAACCTTCTGACTTCCTGCTACTACATCTGCCTTAACTTGTATAGATGCCACTGGCATAGGTAAGGCTAAGAATCTATCATTAGCATTACCTGTATATGGTGAAGTAGGTGTATTAACGGCATTAGTTAAAAACTCATATACTTGTACTGTCTTACCTGCAAACTGTTGCATCTGTGTAGTCCACCAGTACAACTTCTCACTATACCAATAAGATTTAGAACCATCTGTTACTAAAGCACCTCTATGAAGGTTCAACTTACTTCCATCAGTACCATATACTGTATATATATCGTCTTTAGTAAGATAAGTTAAACTAGAAGTATCACCCCCTGGTGTACTGGATTCTATACCTGCTAGTGGTTTTTCATAAGAAGCGTGATTACTAGAAGTTACACCGCCTATATTTTGTACAGCACCATCTTTATAAGTAGCATACAAAGGCATAGCTGCACTATGTTCATAATTTCTAAAGTCACCCAATCTATAAGGGCTATTAGAACCGCCAGTAGGGTTATTGTATGTGTAGCCTTTATTTCCATTAGCCTTAATAGCACTTACTAATGAAGTAGGGTTATTTGCTTGCACTATCTCAATCCCATAGTTTCTATTCTTTAATTCTCCTAAAGTCATTGTAGATACAGTACTATGTATAGGCTTCCATTTACTCCACGGATTCACATTACTACTAGTACATAATCCACCTACATTTCTATTTGATATGCCTAATGTGTTTCCGACTAAACTTGTTGTTATACCCGAACTTGCTAAAGCCATATTATTTAGTTTTTATATTCTTTAATTCGTCTATCTCTTTTTTAAGGTCTATAATCTGTGCTTGTAATACTGCTACATATTGTGCATAGTTGACAGATAGATACTTATCTTCTGTATTATCTTCTATAACTAGTTCTGGATATAATTCTCTTACTTCTTGTGCTATGAATCCTATACTATCCTTACCATCCTTCTTATATGTAACAGGTTTAATGTAACCCCTATTCTCTAATGGCTGAATGCTGGTTTTAAGCCTAATATCAGAATAAGCAGTCACTTCACCTGTAGCTGTAAGTGTACCGACTTTAATGTTAGTTGGTAATTTCAAATAAGCATTACCACCACCGTTTACACTAACTGCCGAACTGGTATTAGTAGCTGTAGCATCTTGGATATAAATACTTCTAGTAGTACCCCAATTTGCCGTAGTAATGTTAGCAGTACCATTAAATGAAGTACCATTAATAGTTCTGGCTGTTTGTAGCTTTGTAGCACTACCAGCATTACCACTGATACTAGCACTACTAGTAATGAACCCACTATTATTAGTCAAATGGCTGGTATGTGTTGGAATATTAACCGTTTGATTGGAACTGCCGTTAAATGACTTTGTACTAAAACCACCTGCTGAAAATGACAATGTACTATTAACTTTATCGGCACTACTGACACGACTTGAAGTAGGTCTACTAACATTAGTATTATAATTATTAGCCACAGTACTCGAATAAGAAGTATTAGTAAACTGACCTGCCGATACACTACCACCACTATTAGTTACTGTATATTCAAGACTTATATTAGTCCAATCGTTAGGTTGCCTTACTTGTACCTCCCAACTGTTGTTATTATATCGTACTATCCTAATCATATCCCAAGTACAATAAGGGGGAAGGAATAGATAACTTTGATTTAACATTGAGTTTGCAGTACCACCATAAGCATACATTACCGCTTCAAATGGTATATCTACTACGTGCCCTTGATTGTGATTACCTGTCATATAGTAAATTGTACCCTTGACTTTGCAGGCTTGATATTGTCCTCCACCTGTATTAACATAAGTTACTATCTTCTTCCAGTTCTTATCCTGATTACCTCCCCATCTATCAACCCTGTATTTAGTTGAAGCAGTCCAGCCCATACTAAATGCTGCTTGGTGGTAGCCATCCACTGTATCGGCATTTGAGGCATAAGGAACAGTAATATTATTAGTAGTACCGTTTTTAGTCCAAGTAAGGTAATTGCCATTAGTTCCCAATGAAGATACATAACTGCTATTATGATTATGGCTACTAGCTGCTGCACCTACACTAGCTGCTGTTATATTGAAACTCTTTGCAGCACTACCATCATAAGCACCCTGTGAAGTACCATTCAAACTAATAGTAAGTGCATTAGGATTTTTTAAAGCAGAAGGTACTGTAGGATATGCTGGTAAGCTGATAGTATTTCCACTAACATTATAACTTGTTGAACCAACCTTAACAGTACTAGCATAATTATGTGTATGCGTACTGGGTGTAAATGTTGAAGGTTTACTACCAATTTCAGACCAGCTATAAGAAGGTTTAGTATCAGTTATCCAGTTTGGCTTATCTGTTAAATCATTCCAACTACTTACACCACCGCCAACATTATCAATCAATTCCCTTAGAATCCTACCTTGATTGGCTGAAAGTGCTGCATCTGTAGCCGTACTGGTTAAAGCATCTACTATAGTAATACTACCACTTCCACCAGAAGTACCTGCACCATAGGCTGAAACTTCCTTCTCACCGATAACATTTACTTTAACCTTCAAATCTCCATTGGAATCAAAGTAAAAAGCTTTATTCCAGTTAGTTACTACACCATCCCAATTAGTGACCTTAGCAGATGTTATTCCATCCAATACAGACTTATTAGAATGTGTATGCTTCTTACTATTAGCATCATTCCAGTTGGTTCTTTCCGTACTGGTAATATGTAATGTTGTGTTACTTGTATGTGCGTTAAAGTCTGTAGAACTAACTGCACCCAAACTAGATAAAGTAGGATAAGCTGGTAAACTAATAACATTGCTAGCAGCATTATAAGCAGTATTACCTACCTTAACCGAACTGGCATAATTATGTGTATGTTCAGAAGGTGTAAAGGTGCTAGGTTTACTAGTAATCTCATTCCAACTATAGGAAGGTTTTGTAGATGTTATCCAACTAGGTTTATCGGTTATATCTTCCCAGTTAGAAACACTACCTTTAGAATCTATCATATCTTTAAGGATTCTACCCATATTAGCACTTAAAGCACAGTCAGTAGCTGTACTAGTAAGTGCATCCACTATAGTTACAGTTCCAGCACCCGAAGTAGTTCCAGCACCATAAGCACTAATTTCTTTCTCGCCTATTACATTAACTTTTGCTCTTAAATCACCTGCACTATCAAAGTAAAATGCTTTATCCCATACAGTTTTATCTAGCTTGTTATTCCAACTAGTAAGATTGGCTTCTGTTATCTTATCTAATGTAGTCTTGTTAGTATGTGTGTGATTGTTCTCATTCCACTTAGCTATATTGGCATCTGTAAGTGCTGCTGGCTTCCCTTCTATATTAGTCCAAGTAACCTTAGTACCATCACCATTAACCCACTTCTTAGAAGCTGCATCATACTTTAATATCTGTCCGTCTGCCAGATTGGTTAGTGTTACATCTTCCAATTTAGATAATAGTGTACTACCACCAGTTCCAGCTTCTAATATCATCTCTCTTAATATCCTACCTTGATTGGCTGATAAAGCAGCATCTATAGCTACAGAATCCAAACCATCATAAATAGTAACTGAACCTGGAGAAGTGCTACCACCACCTGTAGAACCTTGACCATAAGCAGTAATTTCACCTTCACCAATTAAGTTTCCAGTAAATACTACTTTAGATAGGTCTACAGTATATGAACCATCCCCATTATTAACAGCAGGTAGAAAGTTCCCACTTAAAGAAGAACTTCCCCCACCACCGCCAACATTAGTAACAGCTACATTACTGGCATTAACTACACCGTTACGAAATGTCTTATTTATGTTTGTTCTTGTAAATTGCATATTACTTCTTCTCTATTAACCGTATTTCCTGCTTACATAATCTATAATCTGTAGTAATGCTATCCACTATAAAGGTTTTATTTGGAAGATGGTTATCAGTCATAGTAGCATATACTTTAAACTTGTTCTGTAGGTTCAGATTCAGAATAGCAGAAGGTGTACTATATTGTGTTACTAACCTATATATAAGATGCTCTTCCAGTCTATACATCTGCTTAGTAGCCTTATTATATACGTTATCCAGATAAGTAAAGCTAGTACCATTAGCACTATAGCAAACTGCACTATAGTTACATTCCTTATTATCCCAAGTACATATAGCAAATTCTTCTGAATCCATCTCATTTACAAAGTCCTCGTTTATAATGTTGCTGTATTCAGTATCAGAATCCTTTTCTTCTTCCTTCTGGAAGTTCTGAACTTTAGCCTGTATATCGAAGTCAGATAACCAAACAGCATCACATCTATAGCTATTATCTACTTTGTGTGGATGGTATAAAGTAAATGTAGGTTTACCAGTAATTACTTCATTAGTATTAGGCATCGGAATAGCATAACCTTCACCATCTATCCCCATATTCCAAGTAATGTTATTTTTAACTGGGAATATCCTGTTAATACAATGGTCTGACTGTCCTTGATTATCAAAGTATAATTTGAATGTACTATCTGTAGTAGTCCACCTAGAACCATTCCAGTACATACTACCATACTTTAACTTACAGTCTATGTAAAGATTATCTGGGTTGAAGTCATCTTTCTTGTTACTATACCCCTGCATTATATACATTTCAGATTCCCTATCCATAAATAGGAAGTTACCCTTAATAATCAGATAGGTAGAACCACCAATGAAGCTAACATTATTATCATTTACTTCCAGTTCAAACAATGGTCTTAGTTTACCATCATAAGTATTATGAACGTGTAACAGTACATAGTCTGTAAAATTAATATTATTGTACTTCTTATTAAAATCAGTAACCTTATCAAAGAAGGCTTTACAGATAGTAGCACCTACATAGTTCTGTGTAGTAGCATAGTTAATAGTAGAAGGTGCTGATACTTGTGCTAATGTAGCCTTATTATAATAGTAGCATTTATAGTTGCTGTTCTTTAGATACTTAAAGAAACATTTGTGCATACCACCTTTACCATCTTCATTTACTTCCTGCACATAAGACCAGCTACCACCATAGTTAGTTAAATAGTTCTCATCCCAGATACTAGGTATAATGCTGTCAAAGCTGTATAGACTGTCTTTAACAGTAACCTTATTATATACATTATCTAAGGATAGCTGACCACCATTTTCAACATAATCACTGGCTTCTATCTCCTTAGACTGCTGTAATGTAACCTTAGTGGATGCTGTACTACCAATGGTAAACTTATAGTAGGTATTGATTCCCTTCTTAACAGCATCATAATCCAAGAAGTAAACCTTATCCCCATCAGCTACAGCAGTTACATTAAGGTACTTGCAAACTTCTTCCAGAACTTCCTGCATAGTCATAGGTTCATCATCTTCATCAAAGAAGTTCTGTTCACTGATATACATCTTACTAGGTAAACAAAAGTCAGATGTAGCATTTAATTGTGTATTATCTGAAATATAGAAAGAACTATAAGCATTACATTTACTAAGCAGATGGTTTATAATCTGGGTAAAAGATACTATATCTTTCTTACCGCCTATAGTGGTGTACTTATAATACTGTAATGTGCTAAGTGCATCTATGGCTTCTACCTCTATTTCTTCTAATTCATTCTCATAGCCTTGACTGTATAGATTGGGTGTTACATACCCAACCCATACAATACCATCAGCACTACTAAGAACTACCTTATTCTGTTGTGCTGTACTACTATACAAATCAAACTTATAATCGTCTGTAATCATTCCTATAGTAGCGCTACTATACTTGCAAGGCTTATATAAATGTGAATCAGAAGTTTCTAACTCGGTTATGAATGGTGTGGCAGATAAAGTAATGTTCTGCACTTCTCCAGAACCTATTTCCAATGTGTATAGCTTCTCATTTATATCATAGAATTGTGCTGTATATTTCATCTTACTTTAGCTGTTTTATTATTGTAATTGGCTAGAACCCCTACAAGTTCCTTGCCTCTAATCTTAAACTCTACCTGACCACCGCCAGCAGAACCTATAACCCCATTACCATTAAGCAGGTTAAATAGATTCCTTTGCTGTCTGTTATTAAGAATCATTTCACCAGCATTTACCCTAGCTAAGTTCATATCTCCTATAGTACTATTACCAGCAAATATACCACCAGTACTAAAAGAAGGAATACTAGCCAAAGCTGCTACTACAGCCGCCGCTGCTGCACCTGCCAACAACCATCCTACAAACGGTGTTTGGGCTGCACTGGCTACACCACTGGCAATAGCTTCACCTTTCTTAGCTGTAGTTAATGCTACAATTTGTGGGATAGCTGCTGCTATAGCACTCATCAAATTAGCACCCCAACTTAACCAAGCTGCTGCACCTTCATTGGTCATATTGGTTACAGAACCCATAATAGAAGCTATAGCACCTAAACTTTGTGCGTACTCATTATTTAGTTTGATATTCTTATTAGTAATAGGGCTACTAAACTTAGGAAGTGAAGTAGGTATTTCTGGCTTCACCATACCAGCCAAACCAGCAGGTTTGCCATCTAACTTACCAATAGGTGCATTAGGATATTTGTACTGGAACTCTATTACCCTCTTCTGTTCAGTAAGTGCATTTAGTTCAGCATTGATTCTTACCCTATCTTCATTACTAATAGCTAGGTTTAATTCCTTTCTTAAAGATGCTATCTGTGCATCCAGTTCTGCTAATGAACCAATAGGAATAACAGGTTTTAATTTAACCTCTCCATTATTAAGATTATCCTTTAAATCCTGTCCTGCATCAGACATATCTTTCTTAATAGTACCAGCCTTATCAGTAAAGGTTATAGCCTTATCTAGCATATCCTTTACTTCTTCACCGACTTCCGAAGTAAAGATATTCTGGAATCTAATCATATTCTCTAGGCTCTCATCTGTAGCTTCTTCCAGTTCCTTAACACCTTTAGTATAAGTATCTAAACCTTCACTACCTATACCAGCACCGCTAATCATCATTAAGTAACCTAGATTCCTAGTACCTTTAGCATCTGACTTCCTTTGCTTGTACTTCTCTAAATCTGCATATTCCTTAGTAGATGGGTCTAATAAACTCTCATATAGTTTCTGTGCTTCCTTAGCATCATTAATACCAGTAACGCCTTTAGCCTTCATTACTTCTTGAATCTGTTCCCAGAAGTACTTACTTTTACTTTCCCTCTCTAAGATTTCCTTCTTAGATAATTCTATGTAGGTGTTATAGGCTGCTGTTCTTTCTTCATTACTAATACCCTTCTTAGTAATAAGATATTCATAGTTATTTCTTTCTGCTTCTAATCTATCTGCTTTAGATTCACCGATAGCCATAGCCATCTTAGCATTAGATAAGGCTTCTGTATATCTCTTAGCAAGTCCGATAGCATTTAATATCCCATTCTCAAATACAGTCCAATCACCACTATATAAAGATGAAAAGAAGTTATCTACAGTAGTCTTAGCAGTACCTACTACAGTATTCCAGTCCTGTTGTGCTTCTCTGGAACTATTAACAGCAGCATTAAATGCTTCTCCTGCTGTCATAGCTACACCTAGCACACCAGCAAATCTTCCTATAGTGGCTGTGATATTCCTTCCTACCTGCTGAAACTGTTGTACTTGTTGTGTGGACTGTCTTATGTTGTTATCGAATTGACTACTATTTAATAATAGTCTGGTTACTAAATCAGCCATATTTAATTATGTGTTGTATATTGTTTAGCTTTCTCTTTCAATCTCTTTATATCTTCATTACTAATAGATGTTTCTCCTGTAGTATCACTATCCCAAGTAAACTGCATTATATCAGTAGGCTTTAACTTCTTAGTGCTGTTACATTGTGCAATTACATAAGCTACCATTCTAGCCTGTTCCCAGCTATTTCTGTCCTTCCTATGTAGATTGCTAATCAATGGTTCTAACTCATACATCTGCATCTTATCTAGTACATATTCTGGGTCTAGTCCACCTTCTATTACTAAGGCTGAATATATCTCCTTAGTGGTTAGGACTTTTTTTTAGCATCTGTATTATTAGTAATGAATAGCTGTTGCTTCTCCAGTTCCTTCTTTAAGAAGTTCTGGAACTCTACCATAATACCCATATCTTCATCTATGGCTTCTATCAGTTCCTCAAAGGTTAGTGAACTGTCTGGATTATTAGCCATTAAGACACAGTAGAAGAATAGATATTCATCTGTGATAGTCTTTAACTCAAATGCCTTACCTGTAATCTGTTCATAGATAAATAAGGCTCTAAGAGTATATTTCAGTTTGTAGTCTTGTCCTTTAATAGTCATATCAATAAGTATTAAATAATAAAGCCTTTACACCTCCATAACCTAGAGATATAAAGGCTTATAATTATGCTGTTTTTGTAAGTGCTCCAACACCTTCAAATGAAGCTGTAAATGTTGCATTATCTCCATTAGGTGCATTGGCTTCAAGTGCTGTAATAATAACATTACCCGAATATGTTCCAGTAGTGGCTGGCAACCATCCACCAGAAGGAACTTCATCTTTCTTTGTTGCGTAGTCTTTCTCTAAACAGAATACAGCCTTAATAGGTGTTCTGGCTGTCAGCTTGTCAAATAACTGGTCAAAAGTCATACCTTCACCATCATTAGAATAAAGGTTCTCGGTACTACAGTTCCAGCTAATCTTTCTGGCTGCTTTAGCTACCCATTTACCACCGCTATCCTTAGAAGTGGTTTCTACTGTTTCTACATTTATACTTAGTTTGTGGCTAGTGGCAAATGCTATAGACTTATCGTCAATAAATAGCATTAAGTCACCACCGTTAATTACTTGTCCTGCCATTTGTCTTTATGTTGAATGTAAGGTTTTGAATGAACGTATCTTCTATGTAATCTTCATCTGCATTAGTCATTCTAATATCCTGTATGTTAATACCAGAATAGTTCCCCTTTTTACCTTGTAAGGCATCCTTTACTAAATCAGCTATTTCTATGCTTTCATTATACTTATCAGAAGCTATAACTACTTCTACATAAGTATCTTCCTTATAGATAAACCTATCTTTACTATCAGATGGTTCTATACCAGTTCTTCTATAAACAATAAAGGGAAATGTAGTACCAGTATCAGCAATTAAGGGATATATTTTATTTTGTACCCTGCCAGTTACATTAGCATCATTACTAAGCAGGTTATATATTGCTTTGCCTACTTGTAAACTCATCGTCTGTTTCTATTAGTTATTCTCTGAATTGACTGGCTTATAAGGTTATCCATATTATCAAAGATTTCCCTTTCCTTATTGGCTTTAGCTGTTCTAAAGAAATGTGCTGCATTGATATTACCTCTATTGGCTGATACTCTCTGCCTTCTAATGGGATTCCTTCCCCTAACAGATGCAGTATTACTACCAGTGGTTCTTCTAACTCTAGTGCCCAGTTCAAAGAACTTCAATCTAAAGTCACCCATAATATGTACTTTAGCTTCTTCTCCGTTTCTATCAGCATTAGCTTTGATTCCACTTATTAAGGTCTTACCATTCCACCAGTTTCTACTAGAAGCTGCTCTGCCTAAAGTCTGCCTTAGCTGCCTTTTAGTTTCACCGACTAAGATACCAGCACCCTTTCTTAAAGCACTTCTATAGACCTGCCTTTGCTGTCTGCTTGTCAAATCTGCAAACATAGAAGTAATCTGTCTGGCATCTACTTCTATATTATTCATTTATCAATTCAGTTACTATGGTTATTGATTGCTTGTATAATTCTCGGTTAATACTAAGAATCCTGTACTTATTGCCATTCCAAATAATTCGCATTTGCTCATTAACTTTGTGATATAGCCTTATAGTAAAGGTAACTGTATAGTAGTGGATTATTTCATTATTCTGGTTCTGTCTGTTCCCAGAATTATAAGTAATCTGCGCTCTGGTACTTATAGCATCCTTCCAGTCTATACCATTAGCCCCATATACATCTTTTAGTATTATAGGTTCTTGTATGGTAATTGGATAATTTAATAGTCCTGCCCTCATTTTATTTCATAGTGTTTATAAAGTCCTATAAGGTATTCATAACTATAAGGCAGTTTAACTACTGTACCAAATGCTACAGGCTCTCTATTAGCATATAAGTTACCTATCATTAGTAACATAGCGTGAATTATAGCAGGTGGTAAATTACCACCTGTTTCTAATTCATCTAAAGCTATGTCTAAATGTTTAGATACTGAATCCTCTGCTACAGCTATTAAGTCCAGAATGTACATATCATCTGCCCTAAAATCCTCATCTACCAGCAGGTGTTTCTTAGCTTGTTCTAAAGTTATATACATAGCTTACTACTTACTAAATAGACTATATTAGGCTTTAAGAACCTTCTTGACAAATGCTTCTGTTCTACGTGGTTTAGCATCAAAGTAAGCATTGATAACAAGTCTTACTTTACCGTTAGCAGCCTGTGTATATGGGTCTACTGTTAAATCAATTCCACCCCATTGACCGATAACCAAATCAGCGAAATTACCGTAAACAATACCTTTACCTGCTACAGCAGAAGTACAAAGAACAGGATAGCCGTTTACCTCATTACCTTCCATAATGAAAGAATTTTGATTCTTTGCGGTGGACTTTAATACAGCCTTTGCAGAAGGTGAAACAATAAACTTAATATCACCTCTTACATTCTTCTCACCTAATGTAGCTTCCATATTTACAAAGTCTGTATAAGTAACAGCGGCAGTATCAGCAGTTACACCATTAAGCAAACCAGCAGGTTGTG